AACAAAGAGCTCACCGACCAGTGAGCCTCAGCGAACGCCGTTCGGTGCAGCGGCAGTTCGCCGCCTTCCGTTCGTAGTTCGGGCTTCAGCCCGTCCGCTTTCGTGTATTCCGTGGTCAATCCCTCTGCCCCTTTGACACCCCGCCGCCATCACATGGCGAACGTCTCTCTTAGAAACAAATGGCTCCTCGACGCCGAAGACGCCGTCGGCACCGACACCGACGCGCAAATCACCTGGCTCAAAACCAAGCGCCGTGAATACACGCCCGCCATCGACGCCGGTGACTGGGAAACCCAAAGCGCCAGCGGCGAGGCCGGTTCCTCCAGTTCCCGCCGTGGCATCTCCGACATGACGCAGCACGACGCCATTGTCTCCGCCCTCCACTTCCTCGGCGGCACTGATCTCGGCGGCGGCGGCTCCATCCTCCAAGTCCAATTCACCCCCGGCATCGGCTGATTATGAGCTACAGACCACCAACCCTTCCGCCAATGCCACCAACGCGCCGCATAGCCCGCTTCTGTGCTGGCGATTCTCTTCCGGTGCTGATGCCAGGGGAAACAATCTCTATCATTGGCTCATCGTTTTCGACCTGCGCTTACTGCTCTTCTCAGCGCCAGCGGCATCTCACCAATTGCCCCAACTGCGGGGCATTAAAAGTCACTTTCCGATGACCTTCCGCTCCCGCCTTTCCAACGCCATCGGCGCACTCTTCGCCAAAGGCCCGCAAAACGCCATCACCGGCGATTCCTCCTCCGCCCCTGCCACCCCCTGGGGCACCGGCATCACCGGACGCGGCACCGAGCCCTCCGGCATGACGCCGCGTGCGCTGCAAGACATGAAGCCCATCGAGCGCCGCACCTCCATCGCTCGTTCTCGCTTCATCGCAAACCGCACCGGCCTCGGCCGTGCCATGATCGAAGGCAGCGGCCGTTACGCCATCGGCGAAGGCCTCGTCTCCTACGCCGCCACCGGCGATCAAGAATTCGACGACTCCTGCAACCGCGTTCTCGATGCCCTCTTTGAAGCCAATGAAGACGACACCTGCATGGACATCGCAGGCGGTCGAAACTGGTATGAAATGCAGGAAGTCGTCGCCCCGGAAATGATGAAGGACGGCGACTGCGGTGCTGCCAAAATCCTCCGCCGCGACCTCAATGGCCGCGTCGTTGATACCCCCAAGCTCCAGCTCTTCGCCACCGATCAAATCACCGATGGCTTCACGCCCTGGAGCACCATGAATCCCAGCGCAAAACAAAACTGGAGCGAAGGCGTCCAGCGTGACGAATTCGGCAAAGCCCTCAAATACCGCATCCAGCTCGATGCCGCCCCCGGCTATCCGCGCAGCCCCATCTACGGAGCCGCCATCAATGACGGCAAATTCGCCGAATTTGATGCCCGTGATTTCATGCTCGTCCTCGATCCGAAGCGCATCGGCATCGGTCGCGGCCTCCCATGGACGCATCACGGCCAAAGCAGCGCCATCACCATGATGGATCTGAAGACGCTGGAAGAATCCGCCGCCTACCTCAACGCCTTTTTCGGTGCCGTCATCACCACGCCCGACGGCGAGATCCCGGAGGGCTTCGAGCGTGAAGTCTTCAAAAACCGCGCCACCAAGACCGACGAGAAAAAGACCACCGGCACCTCTGAAAAGGAGATCATGCGCAAATACGCAAACTTCATGGGCGGTGCGCTGATCCCTGTGCTCAAAGAAGGCGAGAAACTGGAGATGGTGAAAAGCGAGCGCCCCTCCCTCACCTTCACCGGCTTCATGGACTGGCTCGTCAACGACATCGCCTGGGGCTTTGGCATCCCGCCCTCCTTCGTCTGGGCCATCGCCGGCCGCACCGGCCCCGAGACCCGTTTCACGCTCTCCCAGGCCGACTGGTTCTTCAAATTCATCATGCGCCGCATGATCTCCCGCTTCTGCAAACCCACGCGAGACTTCGTCATCCGCTGGGGCCTCCTCACCGGCCGCATCAACAACGGCCGTCCGCCCAAAAACGGCTCCTCCCCCTCCCTCTGCCGCTGGCACGGCCCCCGCAAGATCACCATTGACGAGCGCTACTTCTACAAGACCTGGCTGGAGCGCCTTGATAAAGGCCTCGGCACCGAAGAAGAGTTCTATGCCGACCTCGGCCTCGAAGCCTCCGACGTCCGCCGCGCCCGTGTTTTGGAGGTCAAAGCCTGGCTCGATCTCTGCGAAGAGCACGGCGTCCCCTACGAGCTCGTCCGCCAAAGCATGCCCGGCAGCAATCCCGCCGGCGTCACCGCCCTCGACCTCGCCGATGCCATGCAGCGGCAGGCGGAGTGAGGCGAACAAAGAGCTCACCGACTGAGCCTGGGGCGAAGTTCGATGAGCGGCAGTTCGCCGCTAATGGTCGCCACGTGACGATCATTCCTCCGCTTTGACACCCGCCGCGCTTCATGCGCCGCAAAGACCGCCACCTCACCCGCACTCCCACCGCTCCCGCTAATCAAGCACCGCGCCCCTGGGCCATCCGCAATGCCGCCAATGGTGGCGTGCCCGTCATCGAGCTTTTCGGCGACATCGGCACCTCCAAAGAAGGAGACCCATGGTGGGGAATGGAAGGCGGCGCAGGCACCTTCCAGGAGTTCGCCGCCGAACTCAAGAAGATCGGCCCAGTGCCCGAGCTGAAGGTCGAAATCCACTCCTACGGCGGCAGCGTCGTCGTCGGCAAAGGCATCCACGACAAGCTCCTGGAACATCCCGCGAACAAAACCGCCGTCATCTACGGCATCTGCGCCAGCGCCGCCACTTACGCGGCCCTTGCCTGCCAAAAGGTGCAAATCCCCGCGAACTCGTTCTTCCTCATCCACAACTCCAGCGGCGTCGTCTTCGGCAATGCCAACGACATGCGCCAAGCCGCCGACATGCTCGATGTGGCCGATGAATCCATCGCCGCCCTCTACGCCGCACGCACCGGCAAGAGCCTCGAAGAAATCCAGGACATCATGGACGCCGACACCTGGATGAGCGGCACCGATGCCGTCGCCATGGGCCTCGCCGATGAAGTCATCGAGCCCATCACCATCGATCCCGCCACCCGCTCCGCGCCGGAGAACTTCCGCCCCGCCCTGCTCAACGCCATGCCCACCGAGGCCCGTGCTTGGTTTGACATGTCCCGCCTCACGAACGCCACACGTGCGCCACTTCCCATGCTAAAGCCAAACACGCCCCTCCTCAACGCCGCCACTGACAGTCCGCCCGCTGGCGGCAGTGGCGCACCCGCTCAACCCGCCGCTGCTGCTGCCGCTCCAGCACCAGCACCCGCCCCGGCTCCCGCCGCTCCGGTGAATGTCGTGGCTCCTGGCATGCTCACCATGACGGCGGAGCAGCTCCAGCAGACCATTCAGAATGCCGTTCAGTTGGGCATCCAGCAGCACATGCAAAACCAAGCCGCGCTCACTGGGCACGGTATCACCCCGCAGAACCTCGGCGGTGCGCAGCCTGTCGCTGGTGCCGTGCCGCCGGAGAAGGCCACGAATACGATGACGCGCAGTGCCTTCAACCAACTCCCCCACGCCGATCGTAATGCCTTTATGGCTGGCGGCGGCAAACTCACCAACGACTAATCCGCATCACTTCACTCATTCACCGCTCAACGTTCACACTCCTCCATATCATGAAATACATCAAACTCCTCGCTGGTCTTCTCTTTGCCGCCGTTCTTTTCGGCGTCACCGTCAAATCTGCTGCCCTCTTCGGCCCTGCCGGTGCGGCGGTAGCCTTTGGAATCGCCTTCTTCATCGGTGCCAACGCCCTCGACACCAACTGGCAAGCCGCTGCCCGATGCTGCGCCAATGACATCAGCATGGACGGACTCACCGAAATTCTCTATACTGCACGCGACCTTGTTGTTGCTGAGCCTTGCGGATTCAGTCAGGGCGTCATGGTCAATGCAGACGCCACCGGCGTTTCCATCAATGGCACCGTCGATTCGCTCCGCACGCAAGAGCCCACGCTCATCACCAGTTACACACCATCCATGGTGCAAACCAATGCGGCAGATATTACCACGTCGGTTGAGCAGATTGCAATCGACGGCGTCGCTGGTGCTGAGATCCCGCTCAAGGGCGAAACATTCCTCAAGCTGGCAAACACCGTGGGTGCCGAAAATGCACTCAAGAGCCTTTATGCTCAGTCGCTGCGAAAAATCCGCAACACCATCGAAGCCGCCATCGGCGTCAAAGCCAAAAACGGATCTTCCCGTGCCACTGGCACCGCAGGCACCACGCCCTTTTCGTCGAATCACCACAGCATCAACGCGCTGCGGCAGATCCTCGAAGACAACGGCTGCCCTGTGGATGATGGTGATCTCTCGCTCATCATCTCCACCACCGCAGGCACCAATCTGCGCAACCTCACCCAGCTCACGAAGGCGAATGAAGCCGGTGCTGATTCCCCGCTGCGTCGTGGTGAATTGCTGAACATCAGCAACTTCTCCATCCGCACCAGCGCAGGCGTCGCTTCCCACACCAAAGGCGCTGGCGCATCCTACGTCATCAACAACGGTAACATCGCCGTCGGCTCCACCACCATCAGCGTCGATGGCGGCACAGTGAACACCACCGGATTCAAAGCGGGTGACATCATCACCATCGCCGATGAGCCCTCCGCTGGCGCTTACGTCGTCAAGACCGGACTCACCGCCGTCGCGGGTGACATCGTGCTCAATCACCCCGGTCTGCGGGGTGCCATCGTCGATGGCAAGGCCGTCACCATCGGCAACAACTACACCGCCAACATCGGCTATCACAAGTCCGCCATCGAGCTCGCCATGCGTCCGCCTGCGCAGCCACCTGGTGGCGATGCCGGTGAAGAGATCGCCACACTGCTTGATGAAAAGACGGGACTGACCTTCTCCGCTCGCCTTTACAAAGGCGACGGCATGAACAAAATCCGTATCCTCGTCTTCTACGGCATCAAGGTCTGGAAGCCTGAGTGCGTCGCCACCCTTCTCGGCTAATCAAAGCTCCCCGAGTGTGTTCCAACGGCCCGCCCTCACCGGCGGGCCGTTTTGTTTGACACCCGTCCACCAGCATGCCCAAGCCCGCAAAAACTTCCGAATCCACTCCTGCCACGCCCGTGATCACGACACAGCACGCCGTCAAACTTGCGCATCCCGATGAAATGCAAACCACACTGGATGCCATGACCAAAGAAGGATGGGAACTCATCACCATTGTCTCCTGCCGTCATACCCACGAACATGTCGCATACTTTCGGCGCATGTAACCCCTTACCCTCAGCGGGTGCTTCCTCGCCCGCTGTTGGTTGCTTAAACCCTGTCGCGTTGGTTGGCGCGACAGGGTTTTTCTTTGCCTGAGACGCTGTGGCTCTGACCTCTGACATCTCCCCTCTCAAAGTCTCCCGTCTCTGCCTTTGACATCCGCCACTCGGCATGCCCGCCCATGCTCCCGCCCGCTCCATCCATGAGGCTCTGCGCCGTGGGGATGATCTGCTGCAAGTCGCACGTGAATGCGTGCTCACCTGGGAGGGGCGGCAGGTCAAAGCCCGCGAAGGGAAGGTCTCACTCGAAATCAATGCGGAGATCGGAGGCATGCAGGAGGTCAGCACCTGCCGCTTCTACATCGCCAAGACCGCTCTGCGCAGCGCCCCGGCCATCGATACCCTCCTCACCATCCAGGGACGCACCGGCCAGGGCAGCGTGTGGCGGGTGCAAAAGCTCGAAGGCGGTCACGCCGCCGGAGACACGCAATGGATCCTCGCCTGCGTGGAGGAGCATTCCTGATCATATGGGCCGCGTGCTGGGCAGCTTCGATACGTCCGCGCTTCAGAAAAAAGTGAAGCGCGTGCCGGACATGATCGAAAAGGAGATGAATGCGATCGCGGAGCAGGAAGCGCGGCTCTTTCTCAAAGAGGTGGTGAAGTGGACGCCGCCCGCGCATGCAGGCGTCACCGGCCTCAAGGCCAAGAAAGCTGGGGAGCTGGCCGTCTTCAAAGACGTGCGCAAGCTCTACGCGCCACCGGCTGCGGCCTACGCCGCCATCAAAGAAGTCGATCCACGCCTCGCCGCCGCCTTCCAGCGCCTGCGCAAAGAGGGGAACTACCAAGCCGCAGCCGACATCCTCAACAAAGTAGGGAACCGCACCTTTCTCAAGACGCGCAGCTTTGGCCCCTTCGATGGCGGGCAGATCCATCGGAAGTTTCGCGGCAGTCGTGGCAAGGTCAAAGCAGGCAGCGTCATCCTCGTCGTCACCGATCCGAAGGAGCTGGAGAAATACATCAAGCTCATGCAAAACCAGGTGGGTATCCTCGCGGCTGGCTGGAATGCCGCCGCGAAAAAGATGGGCGTTTCCCTGCCTGCCTGGGTGGCACGTCACGGCTCAGCCAATGGCGACATTGATTTCGAGATCGGCGCAGGAAAATTCGTGATCGTTATCCGCAATCAAGTGCGCTTTGGATCGGCGCAGGATCTCCAGCGCCGCACGAATGACGTGCTCGCCATCCGCCGCAACAAACGCGAACGCCGTCTCAAAGGGGCGCTGGAGGCCAGCATCAAAAAAGCCGGACTTTGACATCCCCGTCGTCATGTATGGCCACTGAATGGACTTCCTTCTTCTCCGATCTCTTCCGCGACTACCTCGCGGCGGATACCGCACTCGCGGCCCTCACGTCCAAGAAGACCAAGGATGCCACCGCCAAGCTCACCCGCCCGCGCCTCATCGTGAGCTGCGAGAGTGAGTCCACCACGCACCGCGCCAGCTTCAAAGGCACCGTCAATGTCATGTATGGCATCGCCATCACCAAGGATGGTGAAGAGCCTGCGGACGCCGCCGTCATCAATGCCGCCATCGAGACCCGCCTCCAGGATGACGCCGCCTGGACTGCCTACGTCCAGACGCTCACCGTGCCCACTCGCACCGGTTGGATGATCACGAAGCAGCGCCTGGGCACCATGCAGGAGGAGACCGATGCCGACAAGCACACGCGTGACTACACCTTCCCGCTCACCATCCACGCCGTCACGAAACGCTAAGCCCTTTTCTTCGCTCCGCCCACTTCACCTCTCACTCTGCACCGCTCCATGAAACACCTCCTCCGTCTCTTTGCTCTCACCGCCGTTTTTGCGCACGCTACCGCGTCCCATGCCGCAGACATCAGCATCACCGCTGCCAGCGTCATCCCTGGGGCTAATGCCCGCTTCCAGGACGGCACCGCCGGTGCCACCATCACTGCCGGGCAGGTGGTCTATGCGGACGCGTCCGATAGCGGCAAGATCAAGCTGGCGGATGCCAATGCCAGCGCCGCCACGGCCACCGTCCTCGGCATCGCCGCGCATGCCGCCTCCGCAGGCCAGCCCATCCGCGTCATCATCGCTGATGATGATCTCACCATCGGTGCCACCGTCTCCATGACCGCGCCGGTCTATGTGCTGAGTGCCACGGCTGGCGGCATCGCCCCGGTCGCAGACCTCACCACGGGCTGGTATCCCGTGGTGATCGCCGTCTCCAAAACCACCGGGAAATTCATCCTCAAGCCCGTCGTCGGCACCGCCGCCGCCTCGTGAGTGATCATCACCTGAAACCTGAAACTTGAAACCTTCACCACTCTCCTCCTATGGCTGTCACTGCAATCATTGAACACGGCATCAAGCCCGGCTACGACGTTGTCGATGAAACCGGCTTTCTCGTCACCAAATCCAGCTTCAAAGGCAAGCGGGACAAGGTCGAGAAAAAGAACCCGGAGAAACGCTGGGTCTCCTATGTGCGGCTCGAAAACCCGATGCTCACCATCCAGCTCGATGGCAAGCCCATCCCAGCTACCAATGGGGCGCTGCAAGGCCTCTGCACCCTGCATCCCGGCAATGCCGCCACGCTGGCCAACTGGACTGGCACCGATGCCTGCCACGGCTTTGCTGCCGCTGACAACTGCCTCGTGCTTTTTGAAGACTTCACGCTCGACGCCTCCGATGAGGAGGAACCCACCGACAGCATGAATTTCACCGTCTATCCCGGCATCGCGCAGCCGGCCTAACACACTCCTCCCTTGCTGTTGAGGGAGATTCATGGTCCGCCCGTCGTCTGCACTCGCAGGCGGCGGGCGGTTTGTTTGACACCCGCGTCATGGTGTCACCCCTTCGCTCCACATGTCCGACCTCGCTCCCCAATCGCCGCTCACCTGGCACACGACGAACATCAAAACCGCCGCCGCGCTCGGCTACCTGCAGTTTCCCATCCGCACGCAGATCTCGCAGGATGAGCGCAGCGGCAAAGTGCATACGCAGTTCTTCATGGGCGAGCAAAGCGTGGGCACCACGCCCATCCATTCCCGCTCCCGCATCCTCGCAGCCTGGGCTAGTGGAGACCTCGCCAAGCTGGAGCCGCTGCACCCCTTCCTTCAAGGCCTGCGTGCCGAGCATAACAACGAGCTGCTTCTCGATGCGGAAAAGCAGGGCCGCCGCATCCGCCTCGTCTATGTCGCCAATGCGCACGCCTGCGAGTATCGCGATGGAGAGGAGCTGCCGGAGCTGGTCCATGCCAAGCTCGTCTTCAAGCTCGCAGATCGCAGCCTCGTCGCCGCCCTCGGCACCCTCGGTGTGCCCGTCATCAAGATCGAGCCCGACGGCAACCGCTGCATCTACACGCTGCCACTCGAAGGGCATCCGTTGAAGCAGCGCGATGGCAGCGAGCAGCGCTACAACGGCCTCAATCTCAGCGTGCGACAGGAAGGCAGCCGCGACCTCGCCCTCGAGCTGCGCGATCCCACGCACCCTCTGCTCGCCGCCTACGGCGCCCGCCAAGTCCACATCCAGATCGCCAAGCACCTCAAAGCCGAGCGCCGCATCCTCGTCATCCGCCCCGAAGGCACCCAACGCAAAGCCTTCATCACCGACAACGCCACCGGCCGCGTGATGGACAAGGTCACTGAGCATTTCGAGGGTTGATCCTCTGAAATCTGCGGGCCTCCCTGAATCTGCGGGACCCACCTCATAACCCGAAACCCCACGCTAAAGCGTGAACAACAAGCCCTCCCATGAACTCCATCATCGACCAGCAACGCAAGGCCGTTCTCATGACCGCCGCCGAATACGACGCCCTCATCACCGACGGCTGGCGGCCCGAAGTGGTCACCAGCCTCCGCGACCGTGGCTTCACCCCCTGCCAGCCTGACCTCCATGCCGCCCGCTTTGAGGACGAGGACGGCACTGGTTTCCTCAGTCAGTCATGGAAGCCCGACCTTTTCATCACCCTCCACCGGAAACAAACCCTGCCAGAGATCGACCGCGTCATCTTCGCCGCGGGCCAGCGCCTCGGCCACGCCCTCCTCGCCGGTTCCTTTATGGGCTTCTTCGACCGCTGCAAAATCTGGAAACCCCACCCCACCGACCTCACCGAGCGCCTCACCAAACTCGAGGCCCAACTCGCCGCGCAGCTCCCCGCCGCCTGATCCCCCATCTCCCATCTCCCATCTCCCATGTCCGCCATCCCCACCGATCTCACCCCCGAAACCGACGACGCCGAATCCACCGAGTCTCCCAGTCTCCCCGCCCCCTCGTCACCCAGTCTTCCGCCTCGCATCTGGCAGCGCTGGACGCTCGATGGCAAGACCCGTGAGCGCAGCCTCGAAACCTACCCGCTGCGTCCCTACAAACGCAGCGTGGAGGACCTCTGGCACCGCCTGTGCGAGATCGATGCGCCGCTCCCCACCGGCAGCATCACGCAGAATCTCGATGCCTTCGCTGGATGCGCCATCAAGCTCCTTTACCTGCTCTCGCACGACCCCGCCGAATACCGCCACCTCCGGGCCGATCCCGCCCTCTTCGCCGAAGCCATCGAAGACTGGGCCGATGAGAACGTCCCCCGCGAAAAAACCGTCGATGCCGTCAACCTCGTCCTCAGCATCCACAACTCGGAGGCTCGGTGAACG